ACGACCATCAAGTACCTGCGAGGCTGCGGATACGGTTGTATCGTTGCTCTAGGTGCAGAAGATGGTCGCAATCAGATCATGAAGGCGATCAACGAGAAGCAACACCCTTCATCTTTTCGACTGTCCGCAAACCACCAATCCCCAACATCCCGGTAATCACAACCCACAAGAGATCGAGGTTGAGTGACGGAGGCTCGGGCCACCCCTTGATCGCAGCGCCCCAGGCCAGCAGGGGCTGAACCATCGTCGCATAGACGAACCCTGCTGCGCCGCACCATCCAAACGCAGGACGCCAACCGGCCACCCAGACGCTCGGATGAGTGGCTTCCTTGGCATTGATCTCCAGTTGCGCAATGACCTGCTTCAGTTCGCCATCAGCGGCCATGCGCACCAGTTCCATCTCAGCCTGGGCCTTCTGCGCCGGATCTGGGATGAAGCGATCCAGGAGCGTCTTGCCAACTTCAAGCAATGGCGCAAGCAAAAGTGGATTCATTTGGACTCCATCAGGTCGCAGATGCGCCGTGCCCAGCCTCTGCTGAAGCTCGGCCAGTTCTTGAGTTCAGTCATGAACCGCAGGCGCTGAGACAGATACTTCATCTTCAGATCCTGCCAGTCGGCGGCATTGGCGGCAGCAATGGTCTTGGGGCCGATGACACCATCCAAGCCAGCATTGCAGGATCGCTGTAGCCACAAAGACGCCTGCTGCACTCCTGAGTTCACTGCCGCATCAAAGACGATGTAGCGAATATCAGCAGGCAGATCGTCAGCGCGGATCGGATTCCAGTAGTCCTCACGATAGATGCGCTTGGCGAGATCCAAAGGCAGTTCCTTCATGTCGCCACGATAGCCGACACGCCGAGCCACTGCCTCGGTCACCCCGAACCGAGTCGCACCGCCAGGATCATCCTGGTGATCGCTAAAATCACCCTCGTGACCTAACAGTTTGCTAAAACACTGGTCGAAGTTCATCGCAGCTTGAGCGCGAGCGACAAGAGCAGCAGGATGATGGCTCCGGCTGATCCGATCAGGATGGTTTCAAGACGCTTGAGCCGAGCATTGATACCGGCGTAACGCTCTGCACAAACCGCTTCGTGGGTCATAAGTCTCGATTCGACGTCAGCCATGATGAGTGAGCAAGTTAGTTTGCGGGAATCAGCACTTTGACTGTTACGGTCATGTCAGTGCCTTAGAGTGTTAGGCGCGGGAGCGGAGGAGGGAGGAGGTCATGGTCTGTCAGGGGCGTGTATGGGGTTAAGTTTGAGTACCAACTACAACACCATCAAGATCGCTTGTTGGAGCGCCGTTTTTGATACGCAAGTCTCCGGTGCTATCCACCCACAGTGCATGAGAGCCAAGATAGAATGGCTGTTGAAAACCGTTTACACCACTCGCCCCAACTCGCCTGACCACGCCAGCAGAGGCTGTACCACCGTATTGCATCAACTCTGTTTGATCTGCGAGACATTGCGCGACAGTCCCGGTTAGTCCAGCAGCAGACGCGATATAACCGTCTTTGGTCCCAGCAGTGCTAAATGCGATCCCGTTTTCCCTGAACGAACCAAACGCGCTCGGGCGTTCAAGCGTAATAGCTTTAACACCAGTGGAAAGATTGTCTCGGTTAGAGAGCTTCAACTTTCCAGGTTCACGCATTTCATAGTAATAGCTTCCGCTATAAGTCGTGCTGATGTTTGCTGCGCCAGGACCAGTGATGAAAAACCCGCTCTGATCAACAAAACATCTGCTACCGGCCCCTTCATTGGAATGGGTAAAATCCAACTCGCCAGCAGAAGAACCGGTAAATGTCCTCAACCAGAAATTTTCATAGATGACCGTACCAAATTGCTGCTGAATAATTTTAGTAGCAGCATTGGTTCCAGACCACAGAATATTTACGTTGCGGATATCAAAATAGCCAACATGCCCCGTCGCACCATTTTCAAACTTAAATACGGGTTGCGTTGTTTCTCGGTAATATCCATCAAGATAAAACGAAGATCCGTCGGCTGTCGATTTGATTAGCCAATCAATAGATGTGGTCCCAGTAATATGGATATTATAGAAAAAGTTTGTCTGGGTTCCATTAAGCGTGACCCCTACGCCGCCGGTCATAGCCCGCAGAGTGACGTTTTCAAATGCAATTCGGATCGTCTGAGGCTTATCAAGAAAAATGCCGTTATAGCAATTTTCCGTGGCAAAATCTCGCACAACAATATCAGATACTTGCCATGCGGTAAGCGCGTCAAAAGCAAGCGCGTAGCCATTTGTTTTTGTACAATTATATACAATAATGTCTTCAAGGACGTTATCAATAGAAACACCGGCAACCGCGCCAGTGTCGTCGTAAATTTTTAAACCGTGTCTTGCAAGGTTGTTTCCATCAAAACCAATGTGACGAATAGAAGAATAAGCGTACCCTGAAAGAAACGCCAAATCGCCGCCGTCAGCACCGACATATTTTAGGATTGAGCTGCGTGGCCCATCCCCAAACCAGTGCTGATTTTGAAGAAATGTGTACGAAATTCCGGTAACGCAATATGTTCCCTTCGGGAAATAAATGCTACGACCAGACGATCCGCTGATCGCAGCTTGAATCGCAGCCGTATCGTCCGCCACCCCGTCGCCAACAGCACCAAAGTCCTTCACAGACACGGTATCGCGCAGCTTGCTTTGGACTGTGCGAGCAGTCGCACCAGCACCAGCAGGCTGGAACGAGACATCTGCTGCACTCATGAACTCTGTCGCAGCAGACGCACTGTAAACAGTCGAGCCGTTCTTGTTCTGCACCCGGATGCTGTAGTCGCTGCCGGTATAGATCCTGGCTGGCGATCCGTTGCGTACAGGATAGCCACCACTGGTGCGGATAGGCTGGCCTGCCACCTGGGTCAGCGCAGAGTCCCAATACACAGTGATCGGGTTTCCCTGCGGATCAAGGTTGACCGTACCGATCCAGATGTAGCCGTTCTCAAGAGGCTGACCATCCGTATCAGTGAAGATCGGGAAAGGAGGATTGACCGAGACGGCTGACATGAGATTAGCCTTTCATTTCTGCGAGAGCGGCTGCGTCGTGATGATCCGCAGCACGGTGACGATCACACTGATGCCGATACCCACCAGCATCTCAGTCTGCGGATCGAGCTTGAACACGCCAAGGTAGCCCTGCACCACGGACAGCGCGGCCAAGATGATGGCGAACCAAACCGTTCGCGAGCGGAGGAGGGAGGGGATCATGCTGCGACGTTAGCCATTGCCTTAAACACTGCGGTGCCACCAGCACCCCCAGTCGTGCAAACCCAGCCTGGGGAGCCGCCCGCAGCAACGGTGAATTTCCACACCTGATCTCCTACCTCAAAGGTCTGGTCGGGGTCGGTCGGTGCTGAGTCGCTTCGCATCACCATGCGGCCACCAAAATTAGCGCACTGGTTTAGCTCAGAATCGACAATGTACCCATTCAGCACCGATGCGTCTTGGCCGTTGCCTTCGATCAGATACATTGAGTCCACCACGATGAACTCATTGCCGGTTGAACTGCCGCTGCCACCGTAGATGTACGCAAAGGTATCAATCCTTGTCGCATCAGATGGGACGGTGTAATTAACTTTCAGCAAATTCCACGCATTTCGGTTGACGCTATTGGTGGCGCTAACTGCCGTGGTTCCGCCAGTGCCATCTGAGAAAAGGGCGACCGCCACTCCTGCCATTGTTGATCGGTTGGCAGGATTGAACTCAGACAGGTTTGGCACCCACACCCATGCGTACAGCGTGACTGTCTTGCCACGCAGTTTCACGCCCAAGTATGAGTCGTTGAAAACGAACTGCACCGCGCCGTTGGCCTGTGCGGCATTGATCTGAAACTTGATGGCGTTTGGCCCCCTGCGGGTGATAGCGGTCTCTTGCGTCATTACGCCGCGAACAACCGTAACCGCCGGGTATCCGCGAAACCAGAGGTCAAAGTTTGGGTTGGGAAAATAATTCCGGACGACAGAAAGGTTGTTGCTGTTGTCGTTGGGCCAGTTTGCCGCACTAAATGCCGTTGATGTGTCTACAATGTTCTTTGTGTTTGCGGTTGACGAATACCGCTTCTGGTTCGTTCCGGTGGAGTAAAAGCCGCCGATCTTTAGACCATCAACACGATCAAAGGCAAGTGCATAAATCTCGTTGTTCTTCCCGGCGTTGTCGGCCATCCCAGCAGTGACGGTTCCTACTTCTACGTTTTTACATTCTGTAGTGCCGCCAAATGTAATGAAAGGGACGTTCCTGGTTTGCTCCAAATACATCGACGTAAACGTGATGGCGTTGCAACCATCCACGGTTGACGTCAATAAACCAGATTGCAAAGTGCCGCCTTCAGAAATCAACTGATCAAAATGAACGCCTCCGGAGCTAGTAAGAGTAAAGTCTTTACGGCACTCCTCGAATCGCAGATGCGCTCGAACTGAATTAAAAGCTGTTGCAATCAGCCCGGTCTCGCAAGCGAGCGACCAAACATTGTCGAGAGTGCCGATGAACCCGTTAATGTCATAGCCGACTTTGCACCCTCGCACAACAACATCGCGCATGACATACCGCGCAGAAAAAGTGCCTCCACTGGAGTTGACTTTGACGCCTGTGCAGTTCTGCGCGTTGATCGCGCCAGAAATGAAGTTTGCAAGATTGAGGTCGTTATCAATCCTGAACGAGTCTAGCGAAAAGAAATTTGATCCTGCCGCAAACGACAATACCGCAGACCCGTCACTGATTGTTGGCTTGATCCGCGAACCATCACCATCACCGCGCAAGCACATGCGGCCCAAATTGATGGTTGCGCTGACGACATACACCCCTGACGGAATGTAGACAGCTTTTAGATTACTGTTGATTGCGTATGTGACAGCCGCTTGGATCTCTGCTGTATCATCCGTCACCCCATCGCCCACCGCCCCAAAGTCCTTGACGCTCACCACATCCCGCATCTTGGCCTGCGCGGTGCGTGCAACAGCGCCGGTGCCTGCTTGGAGGAAGGTGATATCAGATGAGTCAATGTTCACGACCGCATCGTTGAACCGATCAGTCGCAATGGGCGATGAGAACACCTGAAACCCGTTGCGGTTCTTCACCACAATCGAATAGTCACTGTTCACATACACCCGAGCCGGTACACCCGCATTGACCGGGAATCCTGCTTTGGTCAGGATCGGCTGAGTCGCTGGCACACTGAGCGCAGCATCCCAATACGCCTGGATCGGATTGGCCTCAGTAGCCTGGTTCGCCACGCCAAGGTAGATGTACCCTGCATCGAGCGGCTGGCCGTCAATGTCCAGAAAGATCGGAAAAGGTGGGTTGACGGAGAGAGCGGACATTTATTGTTCCTCGGTGTCGATTGCTTCGCGGGAAATACCCGCACCCGCAGCACCCAACGCTGGCGGCACAGCGCGACTGATTCTAGCAGGGCGCTGCGCTTTTTGTGCCTTGGCGATTTGATCCTCGATCACTTTGATCGCCTCGTCCGGGTTGTTGTAAATCATGTTTGCCAGCTTTGCAGAGATGCGCGGATTGAGTCGATCCCTGGCACCAACAAACACATTACGAAAGATGGTGTACGCTCGATTGAGCAGTTGCAGTCTATCGGGCTGCAACGGCGCACCCTCGGCCTGCTCACGAAGAACGTCGGTGCCGGAGGGTTTGGCTGATCTGCGAGCTTGGCGTGCGGCCTCGGCAACCTGATTGGCCCGCTTCAGATCCTCAACAACCAGTTTGATGTCGGTCAGTTGATCAGGTGTAGCCTTTATTGATTGAAGCGCGGGAGCAATTGCGTTGGGGTTCTTGAGCATCGGGTCTTTGCCGGTCTCAATGACGAGGCGCAACCCCTTCGCACGATCCACAAATTCGTTGGTCAACTGGTCGCCAAGCGCCAGACGATACGAGGGCTTGAGTTCCCCGGTATCGGTGGTCACTTCTTTGACGACCTTCATGACACCCGCTTCAGTCAGCGGCTCACCACCGGGCGTCCGGGTCAGCATCTCATTCAACCGGGTCTGTACCACCCGACGAATCGTGTCCTTACCGTCCGCGCCACTGAGTTTGAGCGCCTGCGCCATCAGTGCAGGGTTATCCAGGATGTTCGTCAGGATCGTCGCAGCAGGCTTGTCCTTGAACGGAGCAGCCTGAGTTTTGAGCCTGTCGAACACCTGACTGGCTTGCGTAGCCTCTTGCTCGAAACGGGTCAGTGCGTTGCGAATTCCAAGACCGTTGGCATCGAGCGCACCAAACGCCTCAGCGTTCTTTTGAAGGAACGCAGCAGCTTTGTTGGGATCGACCATCAGCGTCTGAGGATCGACAGTAGCCAGTCTAAATTGACCCAAGATCCCCTGACGCAGCGCGTCATACGCCTGCGGGTCATTGTTGAAGGTACGGACGAACTGGAGCGCAGCGTCACGATCCTTGGTGAACTGCGCAACGACCTGAGCAGGCTCGATCCGCTGCTCACCGAACATGCCAGCCTTGAGCAGCCTGCCAGTCTCACCCTCGCGGAACCGGGGAGCGTAACCTTCTCGATAAGTCGAGAGTGCTTTTCCGTACAGATCCTTAGCCTGCTGCGGCAGGGTATCGGAGTTGTCGATGGCAGCGTCAATCGTGCGCTGGAGTCCGAGCAGGTTGCGCTGCTCGACACCCGCGAGAGTGCCCTGTCCACGACTTGCGGCGACCACATCCGAGTTGATTGCTTTGCGCAGATCGTCCAGATCAGCCAGCGTTGCCGTGGTAGGTTCTGGCGCACCCACTGGTGCTCGCATCATGCGCCTTGTTATTTCTCCACGACCAACAGGCTGCGGTTTAGGCTCGGCTGGACGCATCGCCAGGATGCGACGGACGATCGCAGGCGCAGTATCGGGGGAGAACGATGACAACGGACGCCCAAGGACTCGTTCAGCCTCTGCAACCACTGAATCAATGTTGATCCGGGCGTTACCGGCAGCCTCGGTCGCTGCTTGATAAGCAGGGCGAACCTGCGTCGCTCGAAATTCTTCTGACAATTGACTCGCACGAGCGGCAATATCTTCACCGATGGCCTGCGGTGCGCTGGGTAAACCACCAGCCGACGCTCGAAGCGCCGTCTCCATTTGACCGCGTTCGTTGTCGAGGGTTGCGAGGATCTGATCCCGAGTACGGGTCAATTCGTCCAGCGCCCCCGGTTGCAGCATCGCACCTTGCTGGTCAATCTGCTGATTGACGCGAGCCAGTTGCGCCTGAAGCGCACCGACTCGGCGATTCATCTGTTGCGTTGTGTCTTGCAGTACCTGTGGTGATGCACCGCGAACCCGTTCGGCCAGAACAGCCATGCTCATCGGCGCTTCACCACCACCTGCAACAACAAGCTCTGGCAGCGTAGGCTCGAATCCGGGGGTCATGGGAACTTCCATCCCGCGACGGATCTGCTCAACCGTCTCCTGCGCTGCTTGAGGCGTGCCTCCAGCAACCTGATACAGTTGACGAGCGGCGACAGTAGCCGGTCTGAACATCGGGGTAACGATGTTGTCGTACAGGCTACCGAGGACTGCACCACCTGCTCGAAATACTGGCGGGGTGACACCTCCAACCAAACCACCAACTGCAACATCGGTGCCAGATTCGGCAACCGGCAGAGTACCGATAGTACCGGCCACAGTGCCAGCACCAACGCGCTCCAGTGCTGTACGGCCACCAGTCGGCCCCATACCACCAACTCGAACGGCCTCGGCGATGGGGGCGACAGTCGCCTCTGCGCGTGTACCTCGGGTCAGCAATTGTGCTGCGCGACCAGCAACAGATGGTGCGGCGACTCCACCGACAAGAGCAGGCCCGAGTTCTTGAGCAAATTTCTCAGGCCCAGATTGAGGCACAGGAAGCCCCATCTGGGTATACAGTTGCTGCAATTTTTGATTGATGACCGGAACCATTGACGCAACGGTTCCAATCGTGCCACCAATCCCTGCACCAAGAGCAGCACCTCCGGGGCCAAAGGGAGCACCAACCGCTGCACCAGCGGTAACGCCAGCCATCGGGCCAGTCAATCCGCGAGCCAAGCCACCAGCAAGACCACGGAGAGTTGTTTCTGGCCCTACGAGATCCGCTGGTGCAGTGGCAGCGGCTTGCGCCTGCTGGGGCTGCGCACCAGGGATTTGCTCGGCTTGGGGCGCACCTCCGACAAGTCCGCGCCTACGAGCTTCCGCAAGCAATTCTGATTTATCGGGCGGAAGAATCCCTCGGCGCTCGGCTTCGAGAAGTAGTTCGAGGCTCATCAACGCCTCCCTGGAGCGGGAATATTCAACTGTCTTAACAACTCACTATCTGTGAGATTTGAAAGCGCAGGCGCAACGGGTTGCCCCGGCGCAGGTGTCGGTGCTGTCTGCTGCGTCGGGGGAGGCAACATTCCCGAGGTAAGCATCCGATTCTTTGCTGAGTTCCACGCAAGCAGCTTTTCCTCGCGGGTTTTTCTTGGGTTGGAAATATCGCCAAACGCCGATACGATGAAGTCACGGTCAGCGTTAGAGATACCAGCACCGAGTTTGCCACCAAGCATATCAATCGCCATCTGCTTGGCGATCGGCTCCAGAGCGGCAATTGCTTTCATGCCTGCGTTAGTTCCACCAAACAAACGCGCACCCTCGTCTGTCAACATCCCAAGTGTGCTGCCTGTGGACTTCTTGATCAGATTACTGATGTTATCTTCACCGGTCACTGGGTCATATCCGGCAGTCTTGAGCGCCTGAACTGCGGCCTGTTGAGACTTGGCGTCTGCGGGTTGATTCAGAGGTATGAATCCACCGTTCGGATTAGCCTTTGACACCGGCACGATGTAACCACCGGCCTGCGCGTTGTAGGTGGGCTGTTCACCTTTGCTTGCCCGATCCTTTAGTTCGAGAGTCTCGGCTTCTGTTTTGGCAGCAGTTGCACGATCCCGAGCAGCCTGAGCTTTACCTCTTTCAATATCAAGCAGTCTTAGACGCTCGGCAAACCTGGCCTCGACTTGCGCCCTCTCTGCATCGCTCTGCGCTTTAAGCAGTTCAGCCGCTTTGACCTGCTCCAGCGTTCTGAGTTTGATATCGAGTTCTTTGACCTTGCCTTCGGCCTCATCGGCTTCCGCAACGGCTCTGCGAACAGCGGGAGCTTGGAGTTCACCTTTGCGAACATCCTCTCGCTGTTTGAGAACAGACTCAATTGCTTCCTTGCCGCCAAGCATCGCAAGTTCCGAGCCAAAGAATAGCTTTGCGTCCTCTGGACTATTTTCGATGAGTTGCCGGTTCATCGTCAAAAAGCGCACTGCTTCTTGATTACCAGAGTTTTTCGCGGCTTCCAGTTTGGAGTCAATTAGGGACAGAGCAATTTCGGGCTTGTTGGCGTTTAGCGCAGAAAAAACTTGACCGGCGTCCCGCAGCGCCCGTTGATTTTGCTCATTTGTGCGAAGCGCAAGAGCCTCTCGCACCGGCTTGGATAAATTCTCAGGAAGCATCATCGACAGATTGAGGTAGTCCTGTGCTGTCGCATCGGGACTCATCACACGCTGCCGAGCAGCAGCGACTTGCTGCTCCATCTGCAACTGTCGTTGCGCTTGTTGCTGTTTCGCTTCGACTTCTTGAATACCTGCACCAAGGTTAAATGCTGACGTAAACGCCTGCGTCGGATCAGGAATTTGAATACCGTAGTTAATCGGTGCGACCATGATTGATCCTTAAAGCGTTCCGCCGTACATGGCTTCACTGAAACCGGGAGCTTCAGCGGCCATTGGAGTAGCCTCAAAGATGGGAGCAGCGGGCTGTCTGGTTCCGCCGAATCCACCAAGGCCACGATAGATGCCAAGTCCGCCACCAATCGCGGAAGGAAGCGCACCAAACGCTTGCCCTTGAGCTAACTGACCACCGGCCATAGCAGCACCCTGCTGCCCAAGAAGATTGGCGATATTGGTGCCAGCAGCCTGAGCACCAGCGCCAGTTCTTACCGCAGACGCCTGACCGTACTGAGCCAGTCCGCCAAGGTTGGCGAACTGCTGCTGAATCTGCTGTTGCAGCATGGCAGGCCGGAACTGAGCCAGAGCAGCAGCAAGGTTGCCACCTCGGAGTTGCCCGGTGGCAGCGGCGTTCTGAATCAGGGCCTGCTCGCCCTGACGAACTTGAGCCTGGTAGAGCGGACTTTGCTCCAGCGCAGAAATAGCCTGCTGCTGTTCTTCGGGTGTGCCCAAACCAAGCAGACGTTGCTGCGCCTGAAATGCCTGCGTGCCACCCTGTACATACGGGGCAAGCAACTCTTGCACGACATCAAACTGACGGCGCTGCTCATCAATGCCTTCTGCTGCTGCGCCTGCTTGAAGTTCAGCGGCTTTACGAGCCGAACGTGCTTGCATAGCACCAGATACAACGGTTGCGCCACCAACAGCGACCGCGCCAAGTGCGGCGGCAGAGAGTCCGAATGTCATTTCATATGCTCCAAATGCGGATGCGCCACAGCCTCTAACGCCTGAACTGGTGCCGGGACAGTGTATGTCTCCCACAGCACTTCTGGATCAGTCTCGTTCGTTGGGTTGGCGTGGAAAGTCGTAACCTCGACATCCGTCAGCGCAATGCCTGCTCGCTTGGTGTTGGGTCGGGTGACGCTCATAAACCCAGGCCCGACCTGTGCGGTGCCGTTGTCCGTCGTGACTATCAGATCGCCCCTGCGTACCACAAAGAATGATTCATCCTTGTGTACTGCACCCGTCAATACGGTACCAGCAGGTATGTGCATTGTGCGAGCGTATAAGCCGCTGCAAAAGTCGTGATCGACTGGCATCTCGACCTGTGGCAACCGCAGAAGCTCGGCCTCAAGTCGATAGATCGGCAAATGCTCTGCTGGTACAAGATCGCTCACAACGCTATCCTGGTGGACGGATGCGCTACTGGCGGGCGCTGGCGACTCAGTGCCGCCATTCTCGCACAATCGCGCCATACGTCAATCTTCCTCGAACTCGCGTTCTTCCCACGCCTGACACGCTCGCATGTCATGGCAGACAAATTCAAACTTGTCGCAGTAGCCACGATACCCGGCATCAGTGTCCCAAGCGTTGCGTGGGATGCGCTCCATCTTGGCTTGCGTCTTGGTCGAGTTGTCGTAATACTCGCAGTTTGAGCAGCGCCGACGCCGAGCCTCAGCCTCGTCAACTTGCATCGCCTTGCCCAAGGCAACCCAATACGGCTTATTCGCACCAGGCTCATTAGACGGCTTCTCAGGCCCAAGCATCCAGTTGTTGATGACGACTTGGGTGTTCTTCTTGTTCTCTGCGGCTGTGATGAACGGTTCTTCAACCTCAAGGCCGTTGAACCCGCCGAGAACCATCATCGGCATCTTTGCACCTTCCATTATGCAATCTCCCTTCCAGAGATACGCAGAGTCAGCGCACTGCCCGCGCTGGCCGTCGTGCTGATGAAGTCGCCAGAATCCAGCACCTGACCAACTAACTCAGGGCACAGATAAGTCTCATTCGGCACCACAGTTTTGGTGTCGATGACAAGGTTGGCGTTATTGGCAGACCCGCCACTGGTGACAATGTGAACATTGAACGACCGATTCACCGTGTCAGTGTTGGTCACAGTCGCCTTGTCAATGATTGCCTTGACGTTTGTGGCTGTGTACTGAGTGGTCGCACCCGTTGCCAACTGCAACGGAGGAACAAGAACTTTTGCGACGACTGCCATTATTGAACCCCTTGAATATTGTTTGCAACCGTCAGAATGACAGACGGGATGCCAGGATGCGGTGACACCGCGCCAGAGGCCAGCAATTGCACCGCAGTGCTACTGACTGAATACATCAGTTCAACGTAGTCGTCGGCCTTCAAGTCAAAAAAGAAATTCAAAGCAACAAAAATTTCAGCATTGTTGCCCTGAATCCTGACTTGTGACGCTGAATTGGTTACATCAACCCCGTTGACTCGGAACCACAGGTAAAACTCTTCAGATGTTGATACGGTGCTATCCAACTGGATAGATGTCTGGAAATTATAAATTCCAGGCGTATCCACGATCACATGAGATGTCGTCGTCCCAATGCTAACGCCGTGACTCAGATCAGTGGTGTTGAACGTGATGGCTGTAGCCGTGTTGATCGCCGCCGCCGTTTGCGTTGTCGTGTCGTAGAACGACCCATAACGCGACCTCTTGAACTCACGAGGAGGCGGTGCCTGCATCAGCATCGACAACTGGTCATTGATCGACGATAACGCGCTGACAGCCTGATTGACCTTGGCCTCAAGCGCAGCCACCGTAACCTCAAGCTCCTGCTTCTGAGCCTCAAGCCCATCAATGGCCTGCACAGCCTTCTGCGCTGCGTTATCGCCAACCAGAGCCAAGTCATCGAGCGTCGTAGGCTCAAGTTGCTCAACGTCAGCAAACAGGCGCTCGAACTGACGAATCTGGTGATGATTCTTCAGGAATGACGCAAGCTCATCTCGCGTCAGGTTGAGCCTGTTGGACGTTGCCATCAGTACGCCAGAGGCTCTAACTGAGCCTCAAGCCTCGCAAACGATAGATGCGCCTGACTGTCGCCACGGAACCGCTGCACACGCCAGTTGCGCATGTGACCCTGCTGGAACCACACCAGGCGCTTTTGCGTCTGACCAACAGATCCGACCTGAATCGCTCTGTCCTGACCCCAGGTCTGACCGTCGTATGAGTAACTGGTACTGATCCAAGGATTCTGACCCAAGGCCACGCGACCAGTCAGGGCAACCAGTTCGAGTTGATGGAAGATTGCACCCTTGCTCTCGTTGTACACAATGGCGGTGCCAAACTCCCAACGCACAATCTGACCCCAATGATTTGAGGTGGTGTCGCTCATGTATCCAAAGGTACTGGACTGAGGATCACCGCAGGTCCATTTGTCGTAAATCCAGACGAAGTTGCGTGCGCGGTACTGTGCAAAACCGTCAGTCGTGCTGACCAAAACAGTCCACACCTGTTGCTCCATCGCGGCAGACGCAGCAGCATCGTAGACCAGCGTACGGTCTGGCAGATGCAGATACAGGAACTGCTGCGACTTGTCGTTGCGAGGCTCAAGTTTCACCAGAGACAACTGCTGCTCGGTGTACGTTGCCAGAATCTCGTCAATCTCTTGCGTGCTGATCTTGGTTGCCACAGCCGCAGAGCCGAGATAGACCGCAGGCGCTTCATTGCGACCGCTGCCAATGAAGGCAATCATCTCGGAAAAGACGCATGAACCCTGAACGCCAATCGCACCCTTCTGGATCTGCGCACCGTCAATCACGCTGAATGGGAACGGCGCAGATCCTCCAATCGACTCATACACCTCAATAGTGTTGCGATTGATCGCATACACCTCGTTGCGCAAACGCAACAGTGATGATACAGGGTCAGGATCTGCGACTGGTTCCTGATACGCAAACGCGCCAATCGTAAACGGATCGCCAACATCCGTGACGTACAGCCGCACACCATCGGTCAGCATGAACCGACCGTCGATGAAACAAAAATCAATGATTGGACCGACAGTGACGATTGGCAGCGGATAGTTGCCAATGGTCAGCGTCGTGCCATTCCAGAAATAAATGTTGCCGCCAGAGACGATGCCGAGGTGGTCAAACGAATAGTCCATGATGACTAAATCCGTCGAGCCACCGACATCACCCAAAATGGTGACGACATTGGTGCTGCTGATAGACACAAGTTTCGTGCCCATCACTCGATACAGCACACCGTTCCAGTTGATCCCGCCTCGATCAATGCCAGGCCCAGTGCCCTGGGCGATCAGACCATCAGACGGACGCAGATAGCCGCCGCTGATGCCGTTGGCAACAGGCACAGGCTCCATGTTGACCGGATAGGACTGCCGGAAGTCCGGGCCGTTGTCCGTATAGATTCCGCTGATGATCGGGATTTGAGCCATTGCGTCAACACTTCCATGCACGCAGCGCCTTATTGATCCGACTGTTCGGATCTTTGGCGGTTTTCTCGCTCGTGAGTTTTTGCTTCATCCCAGTCATCCTGGCGCAAAAAGACGCTTTGCGTCCTTTGTCCTTTTCTGTCTTGGGATCAGGCGCTGGAGGCTTAAGATTCATCCCCTGCTTTTTGGCGGAAGCCCTGCCAGCGGCATTAAGACCGCCTTTAGGATCTTGCCCTGCCTTACGCTGCCATGCAGGGGTTTTCGCCATCTCAGTAGCCGCCTTCGCCGGTCTGAATGTGCAGCGTCGTGCCCGAGGCGCTGATGTAAGCCACAGTCACCTCATCCTCTTGGCGCTGCACAATGATCTCGCTGCCTG